CCACTTAACGTTCGGGAAGTTCATGCTGCCTTGTGGGTCTTGAAGCGGGGTGTTGTCGAGGAAGATATCGCGCGCGGTAGGTGTGCCTTCGAACTCCCCCTCGCCCACGGCGATCAGCATCTTGGCCATAGCAACAGAGCGCAGGCTGTCCGGCGCTTCAGTAGGCGTTTTTGGTTTATCCGAACCGCCCTTGGCGCCACTGACGTCGATTTTGTGTGCTGCGCCCATGCTTTTCTCCAGGCAATAAAAAACCGCCTCATGGGCGGCTACGGTGCTGCAAGTGATAGTTACATGCGATCTTCTGCGTAGATCTCAGCGCTGATAATCGCGCCGCCCCACCGGCGCTCGCCGATGCAGAGCGGTACCGGGTTGCCGGAAGCCGTGGTGTTCTTGGCGCTGCCGAAGGCGTAGCCAGGCGTGTTCTCGGGTGCTGCGCTGGTCTTCAGGCCACCGGCCTGGGGGCTGAGCATTTGAATCACACCACCAAGGACCATCGAGCCGCCCATCATGATCAGGGCTGAACCGAACGGTGCGCCTGCGCCGAATGTGCCGCCGGTGATGACGAGGCCGACAACAATCAGTACTGCACCGATGATTGTTTGCAGCGCACCGCCTCGCTTGCTGCCGGTGATGATCGGAGCAATTCGAATATCGCCGCCGCCCGCAAACCCAAGCTCCTTTTCTGCCAGGTTCGTCCTTCCTCGGAATACGGCAAACTCAATCCCTCGGGATTTGGCGTTAGACAGGAAGCGTTCAAATCCGGGGATCTGCACGCACAGCGCCTTGATCGCCTCTGCGGGCGACTTCACTGCCATGCGGAAGGATCGGCCAAACTGTCGAAGTTGACCGTAAAGCAGGATCGTGGTCATGGGCTGATAATTGATGGCAAGTGCCGCCATGTGCTTTTCTCCAGGCAATAAAAAGGCCCGCCGAAGCGAGCCTTGAACAATTTGATGTGCCGCTACAGGCAGCCGTGCAGCGCGGTCAGCCGTTTATTTGCGATCCAATTACCTACCACCACGTAATACCTCGCCTCTGAGCCTGCGCCCTTTGGCTGGATATCAACAAAGTACTGGGAGCCCTCAGTGAATACCGTATATCCGGTGTCGCGCCCCGGCTGAAGCGTTGCCCCAGGCGTGCCGCCGAAGATCGGCTGGTTCTGCCATTCGTACTGGACACATTTAGCCAGCGTAGCGTCGGTTTTCTTCGAGGTCAGCACCTTATACGGCCCCGCCTGGCGCGCCTCATTCATCGTCGGCGTCATGCACCCCGCCAGCATCGCCACCGCTACCGCCGCTATCAAAATCCGCATGTCGTTCCCTCTTTGGTTTGGCGGGACTGTAGCACTGAGGGAGCAGTTGCAAAAAGCCCAACTAGCGTAGAAGCACTATCAAATTACGATTGAACTACGACTTCTGATTTAGATATGCGCCTCAGATCCTGGATAAGCCTTGTGCTATTAGCTATATGTAGCCTCGCCTCCGCAGCTCGAAAATCTTCCGCAATATCATAATCCGCCATCGCTCTTATTTTCTTCTGCTTCCGCAAAGCTCTAGCGAGTGAAGCCAAACCCTTGCTGCCACTTTCATATCGATAGATCAAACGCTCGTGGGTTGCCATACTCATACCTGCTGGGCATCGGTTCAAGTTAAGCGTGTCTGCAGCAACCAGCGCCTCGTAAAATAGCGCATAATAGCTGCGTCCAACCGACGTTCTAGCCATACACTCACTATTGGGATCAAGCTCAATCAAGTTTAATGCCAAGGCAATCAAATCATCACTACATACTGACATTGTATGACCTCCCGAAAGGTCTGGCACTATGATCGGTATGCGGCATCACTCCAATCGAAAGAACTCTGTCGGTTTGAGCATCAAACGACGCCGCCAACGCCTCATCAATCGCAGCGTCTATCTCTACTAGCTTTTCAATACTGGCGCGTACTACAAACCTGTAGAGTATTCCCTCCCCACGTAAGGCAAACATGTCATACGCGATATTCGGGTGCCCAGAAAGTTCTTTAACTATCTTCGTCGCCAAGCTGAGTCTTTCAAAGATATCCTCATCAGATATTTCTGATGCATCCATGATTTCTGCCGCCTCAAAAGCTCGACACATAAAACCTTCGGGCGCCTTACCAGCCAAAACATAAATATCCTTAGCCCTTTTATAGAGGCCAAGATGTGCCGAGGAGTCAGCTAAAACGACTAAATCATCAGTATTTAAACTATCGATCACGACACTTAAGTTTTCGGACTTAGCCATCTCCATCTCTCCACACATTGCCAGCGCATGAGCTGCCGCCATGCACTTTGCAAAAGTTGGAAACCCAGCCGCTTCTGCTTCAGAAAACAAACTAGCCGAGGCTTCGGGCTTCATTAAGTAAGCATGAAGATATGCTTGCTCATGAAGCAACAGAGCCCGCTTCTTATCGCCGTAAGAAAGCGAGCCAAGAACACTGTCTATCTTATTAATTAGTCGACGCACCGAAAACTCGTCGAGGACATGGTTTCCGGCTAATGAGTGCCATAGAACCATGCGTTCAGAGGAAATATCGTTGACAGCCAGCCTTGGCTTCGCTTGCATTTTGCTTTCCCTGATCAAGATAGCTGGAGAGATTAGGATAGTTCCAGAGTCATGCAAGGTCGATACTGGTCAAACGTACAAGCTGTCATACCGCTTCCCTCCCCCCTCCTATCAACTATCAACTTGCATCTCTGTGTCTGAGGATCAGGCGCGTTCTGTCATGCCAGGGGCCGCCGAAAACTATGATTTCGGACGGCCTACCGTACAGGTGGTGCAGCAGGAATGGGCCGAGGCCGAATGCGCCTGCCTCCTCGCCTGGTAGCGTTGGATCGGTGCCCAGGTAAATCCCGGCGTGATTCGGATGAACTGTGCGCCCGACGTGCATGACGATAAGGTCGCCGCGTTGCGGCCGGTCGACGCGCACAAAACCGGCCGCCTCGTAGTGCTGTTCGTACAGGCTGGCGTTCTCCGCACTCTCCCACCAACCATCGGTGCGCTGGAAGGCTTCGAACTCCAAACCCCATTCCCGCGCGTACCAATCAGCGCAGACCTGCCAGCAGTCCCACGCGCCGTGCACGAACGGGCGATTGAGTAGCGGCGTGCTGGCCGTGGGAGTGATTGTGCGCATGTCGCCCTCGGGCCAAGACAGAATGTGCCAGGGCAAGGCCGTAGCCTCACACATGGCCAGATCGTGCGGTGACGGCCTGCTGGTGGCGTCCGGGTGCGAGTGAACGATGCCGATCACTTCGCCCAAGTCCTCCGCCGCGGCGTAATCCTCGGGATCAAGCCGGAACTCTTCGCTCGGCTCCGTGGCGATGTTTCGGCACGGTAAGTACTTCTGCTTTCGACCGATGGCCAGCAGCAGGCCGCAACATTCTTTCGGATACTGGGCCGCCGCGTGCGCCTGGATCGCAGCGATGATGTGTTTACGCATGGTCAGCTCCGGGCAATGAGGGAAACGGCGGGGAATCCACCGAAGGACAGTTCGTTGTTCTCACCGAAGCGCAGCTTGCAGGACGACAAACAGCCCTTGCACTGGTCCAGGGCTGGATCGTCGGTTGTGTTGTCCTCGTCGTCGAACATGGCCGCGCCGGTATAGCCGCAGTCCGGCCCCCGGTAACCATTGGTCATAGCCCAGTGGCAGAACGTCGTCATTTGGCGCCCTGGCAGCCCGTGGTTGTCGATCTCGCCCGGGGAGGACAGCTCCCAGACCACCGCCTCACCGTCCTCGCTGGTTTTCTGGTCGATGTACCAGATCTCCAGTCCTTCCTGAGTCGGGTCAGCAGTCGGGTTGCCTTCGGAAAAGTTCGCGGCGTCCAGGTACTGAGCCAGAGTCTCGCGAACCGTCAGCTTGAACTTCAGCATGTCCTCGAAGGCCAGGCACAGCGCTGTGACACGCCCGTTGACGTTGCCGGCGGCGAAGGTCGGTCGAGACGCGGTGCCATCGCTACTGGAGGAAATACCCTCAATCTGCACCGGCCACGCCGCGTACTCCTGGCCCTGCCAGATAATCGACTTGGCGGGCAGATCTTCTTCCGAGCCCTCGTAGGCCAGCAATTCCTCTCGCGTGTGCGGAATGGCGTGACCATGGAAACGCAGGTAATCCGCGCCGTACTCGGTCCCATCAATTTCAAACAGGCGAATCTCGCCGCCGGGCTCCAGTTTCTGGATGTCCGTGATCAGTGCCATGGGCGGTTATCTCAAGGCTGAAAGGTTTGCTGGAAAGTCGCAGTGATGGCGTAGACCTGGCCGCCGCGGTGCACTGGCTTGTAGCCGTTGCACTTGTAGAGGCCAAGCTCACCCAGGGGCGGCTCCCAGAGGAAGCCCTTCGCCCCCTTGTGGCGGTCGAGGAAGTCCATGATGTCCTTGATGCGCCCCTTCAAGCCCGTGAAGGTCACGGGCCAGGATTGCGACCGGTTATTGAGGCCATCCTCGACCGACTGCTCGTATCCATCGCCAAACTGTTTGGAACGGACGCGCTGGGTAATGTCGCCCTCCGCGCCCTTCTCCGTCGCCCAGGTGAATCGTTCGATAGCCATCATCGCCCCTTAATTGCGTTGTTGATGACGCCGCCCTGGCGCATGTCCCTGCTCCGCAGTTCCTGGTACTTCTGCTCTACGAACGTCGCCAGCTCCTTGCCGAAGAGGT